AGCTAGACAAAATAATTTTTTTAAGAATTACAATGGAAATATACCAATTGAAAAAATTTATGGTCCGGATACAAGGAATATAAAAACTGCAAGGAAATTTGAAGAATATATAGACCCAGAGTATTTTGAAAAGGCTGTCGAGATGCATTACAATCTAGAAATAAAGAGACCGGATGTCACATACTTTAATATAGGTGCAATTGGTTGCTTTATGGGTCACATGGACTTTTACAAAAGATGTTTCGATCAGGGTCTCAAATATGCTGTTATATTCGAAGATAATGTTACTATCAATTCACCTGAATTGTATAACCAAATTCAAAGTGTAATAGATGAGAAGGGTAATGATTTTGAAATGTGTTTTTTTCATTGTTTATCAAGATTCTGTGACAGTCAAGATGGATCTCTTGAAAAAGTTAAATGGATATCAAGTACTAAGTGTTACCTCATAAACGTTGATAACATGCGAAAGTATCAAAAATATTTTTTACCAATGGATAATCACATTGATATGAAACACGAGGATATCATAAGTAAGGGTGCCCGTGTATATTATAAAGATTTGAGAAAGTACATGTCAATCGATCGATCACATAAAAGTATAATAGGTCATAGTGATCATGGAAGACCTTTATTTGTTTCTAGAATAAACCCCGAAATAACCCCATCTGATCTCAAGTGGGGTTATTAGACTATTTACATAATATCATTTTTATAACTACAAACAAAAATAGTTATAAAAATGATCCAAACGGGGTTCGAACCCGTGACCTTGGCGTGCCTTAATTGAGAATTACCTCACTAATATATACTAATGTATAAGCACCACGCTCTAACCGACTGAGCTACTGGATCTCCCAATCATATAAGTATATATAACTTTAAGTTACTTTTATGTTGTTACTTATATCATTTTGATAAGCTTTTTGTTAAATTTGATCATAGCCAATATTTCACCCATTAGGATGAACTGTTGGGACATGACCACCATCTTAGCAATATTTGTCTTAGGACCAAAATCACCGTAACCTACTGTACTCATAGTGGTAAAAGAAAAGTAGAAGGGGTCAAGAGCACTCTGGAAACCAAATGCAGTGGGATCGGTTTTATGAATTGCGGTGTAAATAAGACCATAAAATAACGTCGTCATGAGGATAATAGAGAGTTTGTTCTGCATCATGTATATTATAATACACTATTAGAATTTTGAGGGTTGACGTCAATACTCCTTCTCGATACTCTTAGATTCTTTACACTTGATAGCCACCTGGATATGGGGTTTCCCATCGTAGAAATATCCGAATTCGCATCACAATTAATTATACTGAGACCATTACATACATCTGGTTTATTCTCTTTATTGGGAAATGCTGTATTGAACGCTTTAACAGAAATTGAAGGTATATCGGGAGCCTCATCTAAAAATCTATCATACTCTGTACGACACTTCTTTAACAACCCTGTAATATCTGCACGATGTGTAACATCTAGGGATAATTCCATATCTATATTTCGGTAGTACTTTGAATATTGTTTACACATAGCAGAATGTGCCACTTCTAAGTTTGCACTTTGACCAAACTTACTGACGGATGTAAGAATACCACCGAGTACATTTAGGAATGCGAAAAAGTACTGTACAACCATAATCCTTGTCGCCATATCATATTCTACATCCACATTTCCACTTGGATTAAGAACTGCGAAACCACCTACACCTGTGATACTCGCAATGACTATACTTGGGTAGGACAAGTAGTCGTGTTGTTGTTTATAATAAAGTCGAGCGTGATTATGGAGCCATCGGTAGCCAGCGGCTTTTTCAGCCCACTTGACAAGTAGCTTCTCCTGCTTCTCACACCAAAAATGCTCATGGGGCACATCCTCTTCACCCATTACAATTAAGATTAACAGAGATAATTTTCAAGTTCCGGTTCCATCTCGGTTACCCACCATTTTTTTTTCACTGCGTCCCATTTTCCACCAAATGATTTAACGCGATCCTTCTCTTCAAATGGAACATTCAAATAAAAGCGCTCCTTTACAGGTGTATTCATATATTCCTCAGCTTCTGCTTCTGTTTGAAAGGACTTATAGACCGCACCTGGATACCCATCAATATGTTGCTTAGCCTCAACCCATGTTGTGTAAATACCCGGGATGTGTCCTCGAACGACACTGTAAAACTTTTTTCCCTTGGTTCCATTTAGAGCCTTCGTTTTAGGGGTTCCACCTGCAGCTTCGTAAGCTAATTGGTCGACTTCTTCATTTTTAGGATCTCCGTTATGTGCTTTTACCCATTCCCAATTAACAAGTTTCAATTTATTACGCACTTCATCAATAGCAATCCATAACTCTTTATTTTTTACGGGTGTACCGGTGGAAGTAACCCAATTATTCTTTTTCCAGTTTACAATCCACGAGCTAATACCATTCTTCACGTATTGACTATCTGTGAATATACACACTTCTTGGATATCCCTCTCCAAACATTCCTCGAGGGCTTTGAGAACTGCGGTCATCTCCATTGCATTATTGGTGGTATGAGGCTGTTTACCAGATAGTTTAAAGTCATCACTAACAACACCCCATCCACCACGTCCAGGATTTCCGAGACAACTTCCATCAGTGTAAACCTCATACATGATTACTTATCGGGGCTCTCTTTTATGTCTTTGTACTCCGAAGCTTTCTTTGGAGTTTTACAAATGATGTCACCACAATGATCTCTATTCTGATAGACAGAGTTTATGGATGTTGCCACCTCACTACACGACTTAAGCGACCAACGACCTAACTTAGGTTTATCCACTTTAATAAAAAGATCAAAGACTTTCTTGAACATTATCTATTTTGGGTGGGATGTATTTAAGTGGTTTATCGGGTTTGAAAAAGTCCTTAAATGGACACCCTTCGCAGCGTCTATGACGTATCGCACAGTCGAGTGCATCCGGTTTCTTGATACAAGGTTTTTTCCGTTGTCGATATGTTCGTTTTCGTTTAATGACGTAAATACAGGTTGGGGTAGCTAACATACTGATTTAACAAGTATTTTCGTTTTTAAATAGCATTAATTGTGCAATTTAAAAATGATTGTTTTATTTATTTTTACTATCAAACTAATATTTGATACTTAGTTGGAGAAGGCCAAACCACCCATTCCGCTTTGAATGCGAAGGACGTTGTAGTTGACCGCGAACATGTGCATGGTGGTGGACGCGGCACCGCTGGGGATGGTGACAGCGACTTGCGCGTTATCGATCCTGGAGAAGTTGCAGGTACCGGTGGGTTGATGCTCCTCGGGCTTGAGCGCGAAGGAGTACGAGTACACCCCGGCGTAGGGGGAGCCGGAGTGGTGGTTGTAGGCCTGCACCTGGTTGAAGTACTTACCCTTCTGTTCCTTGAAACGGTCTTGGCCGTTGAGAACAAGCTTGAAGGTGGACAAGGGACCCGCAACTTCCTCAGTGAAACGCTGGGTACCACCAATGTCACCAATCGCGAGGAGAGGCATACCGGACTGGGTGGTGGACACGAAAGCGTTACCCGCGAGGATGGAATCGGGGTTGGACTCGAGAACAACATCAGTCGCACCTGGGAAGGTGGTGAAGTTCCAGAGGGAGGTGGCAACGTTAGCCGACGCGGGGTCGTTGAAGCACCACACGAGCTCCTTAACGGGGTGGTTGTACGACAGGCGCTTGTTTTGGGCCGAACCGGTCGCGGTGACGGTGTCGGAGCCAGTGTGCTGAACCTGCTCGATCAGGTATTCGTGACCCTTCTGGGCGAAGCGGCGACGCTCTTCGGTGTCCAGGTACACGTAGTTGGCCCACACCTTGAAGGTGGTGTTGTCAAGGTAGGTGGCGAAATCAGCGGTCAGATCGAAATCGATACGGACTTCGTGGTACTGGAGGGCAATCAGAGGCAAAAACAAACCGGGGTTGCGGTTGAAGAAGAAGATCAGGGGCAGGTACACAGTCTTGCCGGTCGCACCAGTGGTCATCTTACCCCAAGAAGCCTTCTTGGATTCGTCCAAGTAAAGCTCCGAGTACAGACGCCACCATCGCTGGTAGTGTTTGTCAATGCGCTGACCACCGATGGACAGCTCAGCGGAAGCGATGGCACGCTCCGCAACCCAGTTAGCATCATCACCAGCGGACGAACGAGTGTTGGTAGCGCCGGACTTGAGTTCGACGTACATGTCACCGACGAGATCACCGTTACGGGCGACAGTCACGGACACGCGACCGTTGGCGGAGGCGGTACCGTTGACGGTCTGCTCGATGTTCTCCATCGCGAAGTTGGTGTGGCGCTTGTAAACCGCCTGGAAGAAGGTCACTTTAGGGTTTCCGGTAAGGTAGACGTCTTGAGCGCCGTAAGCTACGAGTTGCATGAGACCACCAGCCATTTTGAGAGTTGTTGTAGTATACACAGAGAAAATAATTCTGAACAAACGCGCAGATTTAGATTTCAATTTTTCTCGGTCTAGATTAAATGTCGACACAGCCTGAAAATAGCGAATATGAAAGTGATGATGTGGAGGAAGGTGAAATTGTTTCCATTTCCGACGAGGAACTTTCTATGACTGAGGATGGAGAAGAAGAATACCAGGATGATGACATTGAAGATGAAATGGATATTGCGTCTCTTATGACTTCTCTTCTAGCTACATCTGATGGAGATACAGTCTGCTCCGCTCTAGTAAATCTGTGTCATCAAATGGAAACTCAAAATAAAATTTTAATTAAAATGTTATCAAAAATAAATTCTACGAAAGTGGCTTAGAAAGCAGGTTATTATTTTATTAAACATAAATAATGAGCGACACCCACTTCATCGATAAAGAACCCGATAAGTATGAAGCACTAAAAAAACTTCAATCGCGGCAAATCTCATCGATGAACGAGGACGAAATAAACGATATCCTCTGTAAAGTTGAAACCAAACTCTGGTGTTTAAAAACAGATGATTTTGTTGACTCTAGAACACTCGGGTATAATCAATATCTCCCATCTGAAATTTATGACCAGGTAGGTAATCCCGATCCTAATAAAATTGATATCGTAGCTCTAAAGGGTATCCATGATAGACACATATCATTTTTAAGTAATCTAAAATACAGGGCAATTGCCATTGGCATTCACGCAAAGGAAAATGAAGATGGGTTTGCACCAGTAGAAGAAAGAATCAACACAATTATTAAACAGGCTGAAGATGGATTTGATAATATACGTCGACACAAAATATCGTGGGAAAGGGTTGCCAATCCCACATTAATTCCACAACAAGGTACATTTTCTGATCCTTCAACCATGAGTGACGAGGATCGTGAAAATGCGACACCTTTTCAAAAATGTTTAATTTTTACATTAGATGAAACATATAGAGCTGGGTATCGACGATACAAGGGACACTGCTGTGAAGAAATAACAACAATCGAAGGTTTTAAAACGCGCGCGTGGCAACCGAAATTTTCAATTGAGCAGTTTGTATATTCACTTGCCCGTAAAGATACGAGATATAATGTATGGAAAAATTTTACAAGTCGTGGTTCAGTTTATAGAGAGGTAATTGATAACATTTCGAAATGTGTCGATGGTCAGTTTCCAGAAATTAACAAAAGGAGACATGTTTGGAGTTTTAAGAATGGTGTATTTGTTGGTAAGGAGTGGATGCCCGACAAAGGGATATACGAGTGTCGATTTTATTCATATGAAAGTGATAAATTTAAGTGTTTAGATCCTAGTATCATCGCGTGTAAGTATTTCGATCAACAGTTCGATGACTTTTCACATATTGAGAGATGGCAGGATATCCCGACTCCTTTTTTTGATTCAGTTCTAAAGTATCAGAAGTTTGAAGATGAGGTATGCGATTGGGCGTATGTTATGGGTGGTCGCCTCTGTTACGATGTTGGTGAACTTGATGCGTGGCAGGTGATCCCATTCTTCAAAGGTATCGCTCGCTCGGGTAAATCTACCCTAATCACAAAAGTTTTCAAGAAGTTTTATGAGAATGAGGATGTTGGTACCCTCTCAAACAATATCGAAAAGAAGTTCGGTCTTTCCGCAATCAAAGATGGTTTCATGTTTATCGCCCCAGAAGTTAAAGGTGATTTAGCACTTGAACAGGCTGAATTTCAATCTATGGTTTCTGGGGAAGATGTATCAATCGCTGTAAAGAACAAGACTGCCATGTCATTCGAGTGGAAAGTACCTGGTATTCTAGGGGGAAATGAAGTTCCCAATTGGAAAGGTAATTCGGGTTCTGTACTTCGTCGTATTCTGACATGGAATTTTTCCAAACAGGTCAAGGATGCAGATCCCCAGCTCGATGAAAAATTAAACGCTGAACTCCCTATTATTCTTTTAAAATGTATCCGTGGATATCTAGACTATTCGAATAAATACAAAAACAAAGATATATGGAGGGTGGTACCAGAATACTTCCACAAAATCCAGAAACAGGTTGCAATGGTCGCGAGCTCACTGCATAACTTCTTAGAATCTACGAATATTACTTACGGTAAAGATTTATTTGTACCACAAAGTTTATTCGTTGTTGTATACAATCAACACTGTCAGGCAAATAATCTTGGAAAACACAAGTTTCATCAGGACTTTTATGCCGGACCATTCAGTTCTAGAAATATTGAAGTCAGAGAAGCAGTCGTTACCTACAAGGGACGTACATACCCATTACAACCCGTAATTTATGGTCTCAACGTAGTAGAAGAAAGTGTTGGATTTAATTCAGATTATTAAAAAAAAATATTTACATCTATTAATATGGACCAGAAAGTCAAAGAATTTGTCAATCAATCTGGTGTAGAGGTCAGAAGTCCAGACTCCAATTCAAATAATAACAATTTTGCACGAGAACTCGAAGATACGATGCTTCGAAAAGAGCGCGAACGCGCTGCGGGATTTCGAACCCCCCCTCGACAAATTAGACCATTGCCCCGCCAGGTACAGGTGCCTGTACGGCTCCAGAGAAACCTTGTCAATGATAGATCATATGAAGGCGCTTTCAAACAGTTTGAAAATGAGTTTTCAAACGATAATCTCAATTCAGATAATGAAAAAATGATAAATAATCTAATGCGTGAATTCGAAGAACCCAAATCCGGAAGTATTCCTCTTGAAATGACTAAAATTAACCCAGGTATGTTCAATGCAACAGTGGATTCTGGGTTTAGTCAGAAAAACGTACTCGTCAACCTAAAAACTATACTCGCAAAAAGACCCATCGGTAAAACACCTATCGGTGAAGGTCTTTACATAGACACACGAGAGATTAAAGGTATTTATGGGCAGTTTAAAACTGGCTTCTCACATACTAGAGAAGCCGGACCCAAAGGTGATATGAGTAAGAATTTCTTCAGTGCACAATTAATGCTCACCCTCTCAAATGACATAGAAAGTAAAGGTGCCACTGTAAACTTTTATCGAAACGGAAAAATTCGTTTCTCAGGTGGTTTTGTTGGTACGAACATCACCAATCAACCTGAGCTTATTCGAAATTTCATTGTAAATACATACACAGAAAAGCAGGACTTTTTCTATAATCCATTCACCTACAACAATTTAAGTGGACAGTTCAGAATTAACGGGGTTTTCAAAAACCTCACTGAAATTGCTAGAAATGCTCAGAAATATGGCATGACCCGTGTTTCTTATGAACCCGAGTTGGCCCCTTTCCTCTATGCATACTTTGGGGAAAGTAAGTTCATTCTTTCTGGAAGTGGTAATGTTCAAATATCGGGTGCGAAAAACCCAACTGACATGTTGAACGCCTATGACTTTGGGAAGAAGTTCGTCCAAGAATTGAATGCTGATAATCAAATCAGTGTAACCGGTGTATTTGACAAGGGGGTCAAGGCGACCACCAAGGCTAAGGCTAAGCCTAAAACTAAATCCAAGTCTCCACCTAAAAGAAAATACACTAAACGTATTCTCACTACGAACCAAGTTAATGCTATCGTGATCAACTCTAAAATGTGTGCGCGTATGAAGAAGACCGAACTTGTAGATCTTGCACGACGAATGGGTGTCGTCAATTTCAGAACCAAGGTAGAAGATGGTTCTCGGGTTGCAACCAAAGATGAAATTTGTACACGAATCAAGAAAAAAACAGGTAACAAGGTTTCGTTCAAGAACGTCAATAAAAATGTTCCACTCACTGGTAGTGGAAATACATTCAAGGTTGGTCGGAAGATCTGTGGAGACATGAAGAAGGACGAAATTCTCCGTATAGCTGAGATCCTCAAGATTAAACCCGAGACCAAGGATACAAAGACGACGTTATGTAAGAAGATTGAACAAGTCAGAAACAACCTGGCTAAACCCAAACCAAATTCTTCACCTAAACCACCTCCGTCAACAAAAAGGCAAGTACAGCGTACAGCCACGAATGCGAAGCGTGATGTGAAGAAGGGTGAAGTCATGAAGAAGAGAGGTCTCGATGAG